AACACAAGCAGATTCTGAAGCGTATCCGTAGTCAATTCCTTTCACCCTTTCCCAGCCTACTGGGATTTCAAATGGTGTTATAACATGCTCCATTACATCAAACTCTGTAAATGCTGCGCCTTCTGCAACGTCCCAGTTACCTTCTAGTAGCTGTTGACGCTGTGTGGGCGGTAACGCCTGTAGCATTTTTTCATAGCGACCATCTGTAGCTAAGAAAGGATTGTCCTGTAGTCGTGCGGGTATAAACTTGCGCGTTAGGCCATCAGCACCCTCAAACGAGGTGTTAGCGGGCTGTGGATCAATGTAGCGCTTCTTTACCCACGTTGCACCAGCACCACCGGGGTTTGCTGTACAACGCATATATGGGACGATCTCAGAGTCGGTAGTACGCAATCGTGACGCTAAGTAGTTCCAGCTAAACTCTGTGGGTAGGTGTGTGATCTCATCGAACCCTATCCAGCTATATGCTTGGCCTTGATAGCGATATACGTCTGCATCTCGCTCAAGGAACCCAAACTCTATTTTTGCACCGCTGGGGAAGTTCCAAAGCTTTTCGACTTCCTTGTACTTACAGCCCGGAAAGGCTTTTGGGTACAGTTCGCGGCTTTTGTCTATTAGCTCTCGTAGTTCTGGCATAGAGCGTCTTATTATTAGACCCCTGTGAGCGGCTCTGTGAGCGTATCTAAGCGGGTCTACGAGCATAGCGTAGGACTTACCACCCCCTGCTGCACCACCGTACAGAACGTCTGTCTCGGCTGCTGCGAGGAAGTCTTCCTGTGGGCCTTCGTTAGCCTTGAAGATTATGTCTTCTTGGGCTTCTTGTGCTAAAGGCTCTGGGATGTTTTGGAGTTCTACGTCTTCTATTATCTTTCCTTCTATAGAAGACTCTTTGTTTTCTAGTTTGTTCAAAGTCTTTTTAGTTTTACTTATAGACTTTTTGTAGCTATCTATTTTGCTTTGGGCTGCTTTGAGTTTCTTTTCTTTGTCTTTGACTTGGCGCTTTGCAGCCATCTTTGCCTTAGTCTCAGAATGGTAATTATAACCACGACCTTTTGATCCTTTAGCTCTACCGGACTTTTTGCGCGGTGTGCCATCAAGTTTTAGTATAAACTCTCCGTCATCGTCCTTTGCGTAGTTGTCGGGGTTTACGTCCCAATCGTTCATGTTCGTTTTTCTGCTATCTTTTTCAGGCCCATGTGCGATAGCTTACGGCCTGTTGTAGATTCTAACCACATACTTCCTTCACGCAGGGAGAGGGTCTTGTCTCTAATCATTGGAAGCACTTTATCTAAAGCATCTAATTCGTTTGTAACTGGGGTTAGAAGCTCTGTGTTGTTGTCGTCTAGCTTGTAGCCGAACGGTATAGTGCTACTAGACCTCCTCATAGCTACCTTCAATGACTGTCTCAGTCTTTGCGGGTAGTATAAACAAACCACCTGTCGTGTTTACTGTTACGTCTAGTCTGTCGGTCTTCCCTAAACCTACACGATCTAATATGGTTTGTGCAGCTTGTATGCGTATGTTAGCTTGCGGTATAGGCTCTGCACTGTCCATGATGTCTACGAGCTTCATTGCGGCCTTTGGTGCAGATTGGGCTAAGATAGTCGTAGCTAAATCAAGAATCTCCGTCTTTAAAGCTTTAACAACCGATGGATAACTACTTTCAGCATAGCCAGCTAATTCTGCTGCTTTACGCGGATCACCCCCTACTTCAACTAGATGGTTGAGAAAAGCTTCCTGCTTGGTTGTTAATTCTTTCTTGCTCATAGTATATAGCGTTTAGTTATATTATATATACATTATAGGACTAAAATGCAGGTTTGTCAAGTAGTTTCTGCAAATAAATGAAATAATACTTGACAGATTGTGATTCTAGTCCTATAATAGACATTAAGCCCACCGGGGTTATATATAGATATTATCATCATCCCTGTCTTCTTTATCTGTATCTCCGCTTTTAAGCGTCCTGCTACAAGCGGTATAGATTGTGATTAGCCTTTGAAGACTTTAAAGCTGCGGCGCTATCAGGTTTACATCCGTTTCTTCTTCAAAATGTATATGAATGTATATATATAGGGGGGAGGGGGTACGGTCACCTGCCCGCCCCATCGTCCTACTATTTATAGTCTAAAAAATCTCAAAAGACTCCAAAGCCCTACCAGATACCAGCCCAAAAAACAATAGAAAACTAAAAAATCTTTGAAGTCTTTAGAGTCACAGAAAAAGCTTGCATTCTAGTTTACTAATCTGTAAAGACTTCAAGACTTTTAAAGTCTAATAGCTAAAAACTATAAAGCCCCTATAATTTCAATAGTTTAGCTATATATAACAGCAACCATCCAAAAAATATCTAGATTGCCAATATAAAGCGGTTTAAGGGACTTTAAGCAATACCCGCTCCCTGCTATCTATAAAGCTTTTAAATGGCTTAGACCCCATTTCAGCTATCTGGTCATAATTATTTTTCTATATTCTATTGACTACCGAGTTTACTTGGTGTATTCGCGCGCCCGTTCCTTTTATACAGGTTTAAAATGCTATGTGACCGATTATTGGTTTTTGGTCATTTTAAAAATTAGATATTTTTCTTGCAATCAACTATATTAGGCATGTTGTAAAAACAAATTAATTTTTATTTATATTTACTTATAAGGGAAACAGATTATGACTACTTTATTACTGAACGAAAAAACTATACCTACACTTGCAAAGGGATGGGTAGCCGGAGTTAACAACAAAGGAAAAATGCAGGAGGCATTAATTGAAGCTTTTGAAGCTGTAGTGATTCACAAAAGTATTGAAGCGCGCAGGCAATTGGAAAAGCTTTGGGATGCGTTGCATCACAACGAAAAAGCATTGGCATCAATTCGGACTCAATTTAATACGCTTTCAAAGCGAGTTAAAAAAGCTAACGGTGAAGAAAATCCGCTCGCCCTTACAGTCAAAGATGGCGAATTGGTGGAAGTAAAGCCGCGTAATAAGGGCGGTAATGGTGGTGGCGATGGTGAAGGTTCCGCAATTACCAGCAAAGCTGCGCCGTCAAAAGCTGAAATAGAGTTAGAATCGCATCTTGAAATATTGCGCGAGCTGCTCGCAAAGTCAAAAGATGTAGCCGCGACTAGCGCGCTAAAATTCGCTATCGCTAAACTAGCCGCCAGCCTATAAATAAAGGACTACCATAAAGCCCATCTTAAATGGTGGGTTTTAGTGGTAAGCTTTTAAACTAAAAAAGGATGATATTATGAAAAACGAAAACGATATACGCGATGCGGGGATTGAGTCCGCGCATAAATACCTGCGACAAAAAGACTGGGAGCGAATGAATCGCCAGCGTGATTTTAAGCGTTCAATTTTTGAAGGTTTAACCATGCTTGGGGTACTTGCGTTCGGTTTTATTGGCACATATGCCGTCCTATTCGGCAATCTATAACTAATTATAAGGAAAATAAATTCTGACTGATGAGGCCAGCTAGTTACTGGCCGAAACCCTACGCGGAACAATTGCGCGCACAAATAACTTGCAGGAATAACATGCGGAACCCCGCGCATGCCTGTGAGTTATAGGGTCTCAGAAAACTAAATGCTTATAACTAATTATAGGAATCGAGACAATGAAATTACTATCTACAAGTGCAAGCAATACCAAAATTGCTAAAACTCAAAAGAAAGAAAAGGTGCAAACGCGGGTAGCATCGCTATCACTGTATCCTAACCATGTTATTTGTGCAGGAAGTAAGGCCGCAGGTTGCATGGAAGCTTGTTTAAAGTCGGCAGGTATGGGCGTTTTTAGTAATGTTGAAGCCGGACGCAAAGCTAAAACAGAGTATTACTTGAACGATCAGAAAGGTTTTTTAGCACAACTACGCGCAGAGTTATCTAACTTTGCTAAACTTTGCAAGCGTACCGGATCGGTGGGCGTGGTGCGACTCAATACCATTAGCGATATTGCGTGGGAGAACCACCAAATCCCGCAGGATTTTCCAGACCTGAAGTTTTACGACTACACAAAACGGGTAAAAAGATTAGGCAAAACGCCCGCAAACTACAAACTAATGTTTAGTTATAGCGGTGTGCCGTCCTATCGTAAGCAGGTAGAGCAAATGCCGGACGGCTACCCGATGGCTGTAGTGTTCCACAAGCGACTACCCACCCATTTTATGGGGCGCGAAGTTATTGACGGGGACAAAAGCGATCTGGATAACCTACGGTCAGGTCATGTGGTGGTCGGGTTACTGGCAAAAGGTAAGGCCAAAAAAGATACGAGCGGGTTCGTTGTTGATCCCGATGTGATTGCGGTGGGCGGGTAAGCTCAATAGTTATAACTACTCATAAGGAATGAAGACCATGACAAGTAAAAGAGAAAAGCTGGCGATAGCCATAGATAACCTACGCTCTGAGCTAGAAGATTTTCACGATGACCTACGCATTAAGTGGGTAAGCCGTGACGATGTAGATGATGAGCTACAAGAGATGTGGAATGTTGAGGACGCGTGCTGTCTATTGGAGCGAGCCGCCACACTAATTAACCCAGAAGGAGATCAGGATCATGTTTGATGTATACTGCGCCCACTGTGGCGAGCCGTGGGAGCGCCAGTTACTGCACGATGTCGCGGGCATGGGCTATATGCAAGCAGCCAATGCATTTAAATTACAAGGCTGTCGCGTGTTTCAAACACTACGTCAGGGCATACACGGGACTGACAGCGTATGCAATGCCTCGAAGGTTGTCAGTGACAGCGAGCTGGCGGGTATACAGGCAGCCCATGAGTTGAGTGACTACCCAGAAGAATGGGATTACTACCTCGCTCGTGCAATCTTTACAGGCAGGGTGATTCCTACATCCTATGAAAGCGGGCTGACCCACCGTGCCGATTCGGGTCACATAATTTTATAATTACTTATAACTAAAGGTGTATTATGAGCATATCAATTGATCTTGTAAGAGTGTATGACAGAGGCAAAACTGTGCCGATGTATCATGTTCATGGAGTTAGTAAAGAAACGTGGCGCACCCATGAGCCAATAGAAAATAGCTATTACGTTAGCCAAGATGACTATAGCACCCCGTTGTTTAGGTCTTATGAGTCGGCACTAAAGGCAGTACTAAAAATTGACTGGTAACAGCTATGACAAAATGTAAGTGTGGTAACAAAGCGGATGTAAAAACTAAGGGGCAGTATCTTTGTGCAGATTGTTGGATAAAGTATGTGTTCCCATTCTTTAAAAATGAAATAAAAAAGGTATAGATATTATGAAAACTTTAATCGAAGCAGTAGAATCGTGGATAGATGATAGAGTAATGGCGAAGATAGAATCCTCGGAGAAAGATAATCCTAAGTGGATGAAGATAGCCCAACTTATGCATGATGTTAAACAAATGGAAGAACTCCATGTTCGTGACGCTAATAGAATTGCAGAGTTGGAGAGAAAAATACTCACTTTAGAAAATTCTACAGGTGTTGAAGATATGGTGACCCTGACTGAGCGTCTAGATATTATTGAGTCTACGGCTGATGATGCTCTGGCTAATGCTGAAGAAGCTCAAAGCATAGCTGCGAGTGCTGATAATCGTATTGACGATCAAGAGTATCGTATAGATGAACTTGAGTCTCAATCAGGCGATGCCGAAATAGATACCGATGAGATCGAACGCAACCTCAGAGACAGCTTAGGATACTTCGTTGTTGACGCAGTTCGCACTGAGATAGATGCGGTAGACTTTAAAGTAACGGTGGAGAGATAGCTATGTGGGCAATTGATTGGGATGAATCGGGGTGTACTCAGTACGCCTCAACACTAGAAGATGCACACAAGGTTGGGCAGGTGTATAGCCCATACTACATCATAACTTATTTAGGAGAACCCAAAGATGATGGGATCAAAGAAGAACACAAGGCGGCTGGAGTTTAGGGGTACTCACCCCAAGCTAGTAACTGGCGAAAGCTATACGGCTTTTGAGTACGCACAGGCTTCTGGTCTGAGTTATAAGAGGTTGCATTCTAAGCTGGCGCGATACACACATGTCAGTGATCGTATGCTAAAGAAGTATGTACCGCCTGCTCTTGCAGATAGGTTGGAGCATAGTCAAGAAGTTTTATCAGATAAATGGTTAAGGAGAAAATTGTAATGACAACTAGAGAAATAAGCGAGAACAAAATCTTACGCGAGTTAGTCGCGGTGGCACTTGAAGGAGTGCTAGACGATTTAAATAACTTAGAGTTGAGTGATCGTGGAGCCAGTGTTTTAAGAGGCGAGATGCGTCTTCTCAACAAGGCTCACAAGGCATTAACACTGGAGATTGAAAATGAAGATAGTTAAACAAGGCTGGACGTTAGTCCACACAGAAACTAAACAGGCTGTAGAAACCAAAGAGCTGACCCGTACTCGTGACGGGGAGGCTTGGGTAATTGAAGGCGGCACTCCTCCACACAAGCCATCTAGTTCTGGTCGAGTGTGGGTTAGGTTGTTAGATAACGCGGAGTGGAACCGAGAGTTCTTTCCTAATGTGTTTAACATGGAGTGGAAGCTCAATGATTAGAGCAGATAAAGTTGGTAGAGTTATTAATTGTTCTATGTGTTTAAAAGATTATTACGATCATAGGTATAGTGAACAGTTG